GTTCATTTTCTTTTGCTTTTAGTCTCCTAATCCCATTTCGTCCTCCAGGGTTGTTAACCATGTTATTACTATTATATAAAAAGATAATTTGTTTATCCTGTAGATATAGAAATGGACTTGTCAAATCTAATCAAGGAGGAATTTGAAAATTCTCCTGCTAAAATCAAAACGTATAATTTACGGACGGTTCAAAAGATATGTGGTATTCCTGTTATGGCATACATAACTCAGGATTTTTACCTAATTGTGAACACAACAAGTGGTAAAGACATTGTTATGATGACAAAAAAACTTGATCCTGAAGAAAATCTTGGAAAACAAATATATGATTCATTAAAATCTATAAAATATAGTAAAAAATATGATACATTCCTTGACATTACTAAACACGAGAAGGAGAGTGCCGTGTTTAGTGATGAGTTTTTAGATTTGGAAAAGTGTTGTGTATGCCATGAAGATACATCTGCACGAACAGATGCCTGTGGGCACGCACTTTGCACTATGTGTGAGAATATGTTAAAAACTAATTCTTGTCCTGTGTGTCGCGAATCTCTTGATCCGATGGAATAAATGCTTTCCCATTTAATACAGCGTCTGTATATTTCATCGCAATACTAAAGTGTGCGTATGCCCAATCCATGAAATTATCTAAAGTTTCATGAAATGGGTTTTGATTGACGAGTTGTTGCAAATCAAGTTTTTTATCGCCTGGACTTACATTTTTAATAGCGAGGCCAACATTTTTCAACCAGAGGACGTGTTCTTTATTTGTAGGGTCAAATGCCTTGGTAAAGTGTTTGGTAGAGGAGTCCATACTGATTTTCGTGAATATTTAAAAGTTATGTATTAGACGCAATTTTTTCTTTTATGGCGTTCGCACTTGGATCAGATATATCGACCCATTTGGGTCTCCATATTTCACTAATGAGATGGTCATTTTTTCGTCCAAATGTATCCCAAAATATCATTCTATAGAGAGCCTCTTCTTTTGTCAAGGGAGTATTATGATTTTCTGATGTTAATTGTATCATTTTGAGATGCATATCAGATATTGTTTCATCGCAAAACTTTTTTAATTGTTCCACCCAAGACTTTCCTACTGCATCACTCATACCATCTTTTTGTCTCCATAAAATATCTTCGGGTAAATAATCATGAAATACTTCTCGGAGAACTCTCTTTTCAATGATAGGTGTCCCCTCCTTGGGTTGTTTTAGTTTTTGTTCTATTGTCATGGCACATTCAATAAAATTTTTATCGAGAAATGGAACGACTAAATCTAAACCATGGGCACCAGCACATCTATCCGCACGAAGACCATCAAATTGGTGAATGAGTTTGAGACGTCTTATATTTTCTAATGAAAACTCTTCCGTAGAGGGTGCGTAATGAAAATATAAATAACCACCCAAGACTTCATCACTACCCTCACCAGATAAAATATATCTACAAGGAGTATTCTCACTTATGTATTTACATAAAAGCCACATGGGAATGCTCGCTCTGATAGTGGTTGTATCGTAAGATTCTAAAGATTGAATGACATGTGGCAAAGCCTTTATACCTTCCAATGCTGTAAATGTAATTTCAGTATGATCTGATTCCAAATAATCAGCAACACGACGAGCAGCAATCAGGTCTGGACTGTCTATGGCTCCGATTGAAAATGTTTTTATTTTACCCAAATGTCTTTGTGCTATAGAAGCAATCAAACTACTATCGAGACCACCTGAAAGTAAAAATCCAATTGGTCTATCTGTATTATTTATTCTTAATTTAACAGATTCCTCGAGAATAGTTTTAAGCCAATCCTTTTCGATATATGTTCTTTTGTCAATAGATTCAGACCAATACATGTTGTGATGAGATACGAATTCACCAACGAGTGAATCATAAAAATACCCCGGTGGAAATATATCTATTTTTTTGTTTAAAAAGAGAAGAGCCTTTGCTTCGCTCGCAAATGCAAAACAATTCTTTCCATATTTAACATAAAAAAGAGGACGAACACCAAAAGGATCTCGGGCAACTATAATTCTTTTACCGTCTGAATAAATAAATGCATAGTCGCCATTAATATTTTTGAGTGTTGATGTAATACCCATGCGTTGAATCATACCTGGGATGACTTCGCAATCACTTGAACTTTTTTCTTTGCCTGTTCTGAATTGTTTATGATTATATATTTCTCCATTGCAAGCAAAAATATATTTATCCGTTATAAAAGGTTGCATACCAGAACTCGTCAAATCATTAATTGCCAAACGATAATAATCAATTTGACAATCACCAAATTGGGCTCTTTTATAATCATCGGGTCCTCTGTGTGTTAGAAGATTTGTTGGAATTTCAACATTTAAACCGAACGTGCAAACAATGCCACACATTTAATATTACAAAACTAAAAATTATTTATGATTTTACTCATTTATATTTCAATGTGAGTTCTAATCTTTTTCTAAACTCCTCGTCGTTATCTGGTTTAAAATCAATCTCCTGTCCTTTGATTGACAATGTTGATGTATGACTATTTTTTTTAGATAAGTCAAAGTATTGACAATAAAAGAGATCGAGACGATAACATTCCAAGAAATATGATAATTCTGTTTCATTCATTGTATCTAAAACAAAAAACTTTTCTATATCCGAAACAATTCTTTTTTTAGACGGTTTCTTGTAATTATAATTATATATTTCCTGTGTTAAATTCATTTCTGGCCATACACCATATTCAGTACGGAATTCTGATATTTTTCTTATAGAAGATTTTGCCAGAGAATTAGAATTGAATGTAAGTATTCTTGATTTGTTATGGGGATCTACCATTGAAACATATTTATTTAAATATTTAAATTTTATGAATGTAAATTCCATTATATTTTATACAATTATATTTTTTAATATCCTATTTAGACGTTCCTTTTCTTTGTTCATAAATACATGTAGTTGCATAACACTTCCCACGAGATACACCTGTCCGTGGTTTTTAATTCTTTCATGTTTTACAACTTGTTCCACACGAACAAGATTGACCCTTGTCATTTTTGGATATGTATTTTTGCTGTTATGTACTGCGAGAACAGCGGCATCTCTTTTTGTTTCTTTAGGTATGGTGTCTTCTTCATGACAAATAATAACATGTGCCCCTGCACCCCCATCTACATGCATCCACCATTCTTTTGGATAACTTGATAAAGTGATTTCATCATTTTCTTTGGCATTTTCTCCTACAATAATTTTAATACCATCCAAAGACTTGTATGTTTTCATTTTTCATTAGTGTGTAATATTTTTAAAATTTTAAATATCATTAAAAATTAGATGGAGATAGCAAAGACACCTGGACAACTTAAATATGTAGAAGCGTTGAGATCTACAAAACCTATAGTGGTTGCTACAGGTCCTGCGGGTTGTGGTAAAACCATGTTGGCGTGCCAGATGGCTTTGGAATATTTAGACGAAAAAAAATGTAATAGAATTATTTTAACTCGTCCCATCGTTGGTGCAGATGAGGATATGGGATATTTACCAGGTGATATAGATAAAAAGATGGAACCTTGGGTGAGACCTATGTGGGATATATTTGAAGATAAATTGACCAGACACAAAATAGAACGTTGTATTGAAATCGCCCCTTTGGCGTATATGCGTGGTCGAACATTTAATAATACTTTTATTATTGCCGATGAAATGCAGAATACAACAATTAATCAAATTAAAATGGTTCTCACACGATTGGGTGAAAATTCTAAAATGATCATAACAGGGGATTTGGAACAAAGTGATTTATCAACATATTCAAATGGGTTGAAAGACCTAACAAGTCGTATGAAAGGTAAGGAATTTGAATATATTGAGAGAATAAGTATGCACACTGAAGATATAGTGAGACATCCAGCAGTTGAAGAAGTTTTAAAAATTTATAATGTTTGAAATTGTCTTTCAAATATTTTTTCATCTTCACCAAATATTTTACATGCATTTGGTGCAGAATAAACAACTTCACCTATAAAACCTTCTTCTAAAGAATCAATTTCTTTAGCAAAAGGTTCATATTTATTATGACTACAATGCACAAATGCTTGGGATACAATGTGTGGGTATAAAGTTGCTAAAAATTTTTGATCAATTAAATATTTATCATCTTCTTTTTTAATGTTTCTTAAAAATCCAATGAAATAATGTTTTCCCTCAATGAAAGTAAGTGGTGCTGAATTGATATCATTTGTATTTGTCAATTGTCCAAAATATTTCATAATTTTATTTCTTACACCAAACATACCTGCAAGTATAGGACATGTGTGACCAGGGTGATCTCTAATTATATGACAATTTTTGTCTGATTGAAGCCATTCATCGACAAGGATTTTTTCTCTTTCTGACAATCTAGAATCACAATCTCTAAAGAGAACAGTTGCACCATATTCATCATCAATACCTACGAATAAATCATTATATCTCCATAATGTATTTGCTGCTCTTTTTTCTACACCTGTGTGTTTTACCATATTAACATTTGGTTGTTTTCCTAACCATTCGACTACATCTTTAGGAACCGTATCATTATAATGAATTCTTAATAACCACATTGGGAAATATTTTCTTGCGAGTAAAACATTTTCAACCATTCCATATGTATAGACTTTGTTGTCTCCCCATAAAGAATATGAAATAAATTTTCTTGATAATATATCTGACCAATTAAATCTATTTCCATGTATTTCAACGGTGTCTTCAGAAACTGGGTGGAAAATACAACCATCATTGAAAACATAGTAAGGAATTTTATTTCCATAGAGTGCAGCAGAATATCCAAAAGTTGAAGTCAAACCTTCTTCAACAAATTCTGTTACATTTCTTCCATTAATACCACCATTTGTCATATATATTCTTGGCATTCTCGATAATAAAAACCATTCGATATAACTATTTTTTTTATGATCATGATTTTCATCCTCAACTTCATGAAATTGTGAATGTTCATCTGCGGTAAATCCTATTTCAAGATTAAGAACAACTGCTTTGGGAACCCTGCTTACAAAATACTCTTTTGTTGATTTAGAATCACTCATGAAATACACGGGTTCATCCATTCTTAATGCTTCATGAACCATGGCATCCACAGCCTTTTGTGAGGCAAATGGAAAGTATCCAAATTTTGCAGAATCCTCTGCTGAGAGACCTCTTCTACAATGAAACCCAGCCTTACAATGTTTTATAAGTTCATAATAATGTTGTATATGTTCATATAAATATTGTGTTGGTTGAATAACTTTATTGAGAACATCTGCCGTGTTTCCATATTTGAGATGGAGTATTTTGAGTTCCTCGCTATCTACAGAATTGTTTCCTTGTGGGACATCTATATTAACAGTGTTTAGTTTTTGAATATATTTATCCCTTCCGTATAGAAAACAGTCCTCGTGATATTGAGGAACCTTTGCATGAACAAGATGGGAAAGCATAGAGAGAACAAAATTACCCCACGCAGTATCAGGTTTTGGTCTGAATATATCCTTGTTGGGTTCTTGGTGTTCCACCATTATTATTAGATATAGAACTTTCTTTTGTATTTTTCGCACAAATAGGACATCTTGTATTAGGATTTTTCATTCTCTCGACTTCGTAAATAACTTGGTGTGGTGTATTTTTATAGCATTCAACACACGCAATGTGAGAACATTTAGTCCATACAAAAACATCTACATCTTTTTTAAGACATTCATCATGCATACAAGTTCCATTCTTTCTCAGTCGTATGTGTATGTTTGAATGAAGCCAATAACATCTCTGACAAAAATAATCACTATCAGATGTATTTAATTCCTTTTCACATTCAATGCAATGCATTTGTGTTTTATAAATATTTTTTAAATATTTTTTTAACACAAATAATGTTAAAAAGAACATTAGATAATCATGAATGTTATGAAATTCATAAAAAAATAACAAGGGAATTGTTTGGTGATCCTGAAGAATATATAAAAACAAAACTATTTGATTCTAAATGGACATCATATGTTTTATGTAAAAATAATTTTCCATACATGACAAAATATACTCATAAAGTTTTATTTATAAATCCATTATATGAAAATTTTTATTCACATGAAAGAGTTGAGTGTATTTTGAAAGACAGTAAAAAATACTGGATAAATCCTACCGATACAAAAAGTATTCACACCATAAAACATTACCAAGTATATTTTTAAAAACTTAAAGATTTTCTTATATTACATATTATAATGTCTCTTACCACAGATAGTATTCGTGTCCCAGGTCAAAGATTTGTTTGTCTTTCTGTCATTGGGCCAGAAGCCCCACAAAAACACGACAAGTTTGGTATTAAGATTCGTGGTTGTTTTGAAACAGAGGATGAAGCGGCTAAACATGCTAAGAAACTTCAGGAAGAAGATTCAACATTTGACATTCTCGTCGCTGACATGTACCAATGGTTGCTTATCCCACCTGACATGTCTCGTATTGAGGATGTGAAATACACAAATGAGAAACTCCAAGAAATCATGGATGGTTACAAGACAAACCAAGCGATGGCTGCTCGACACTTTGAAGAGCGTAAGCGCGATATGATGGCTGTAAAGACTGGAGAAGATATGCCATATATCAAGTCTGGTGACGAGAACTCTAAATATTACAACAAACCCGATGAAGCCCCAATTTCTCACCCAGCGGAAGTATTGGATCGCCTTCAAAAGGAAAAGCCAGATGTTCCAATGGAAGAACTTGTCAAAGAAGCGGATAAGATTGTTTCAGACGAAATTGCTGAACGTAAGAAACTCCGGGAAGCCGAATGGGCGGCTGAGAGGGAGCGATTGGCTGAAAGAGATCGAGAAAAGGAAGAAGGTGAAGAAGTCAAGGAAGAGGGTGAGGTCAAGGAAGAAGGTGAAGAAGTCAAGGAAGAGGGTGAGGTCAAGGAAGAACAATAAATGCTATAGAAAAAATACAGGTAAGTAGATAAAATAAAAATATAGAATTACTATAAATAATGGTTGACAATTATTTCGCATTATTTATAATAATATTAATCTGTCTATTTTTCTTAATTCCATTTAGTATATTATTGAATATCATAACACTCGGAATAATTGGTTTTATTCTGAGTATTGTGTTGTCTGTATATAAAAGAAGAAGAAATAGAGAAGTTACCTTGGAAGAAGTTGGTCGTGATTTAATATCAGACCCACTCGTTGTTGGACGTGCGTATTTTTACGAACCAGAAACTGGTCCAATTGGTGATTTTTCAGGAGTTTCAACCTGGCCTGATGATGACAGGTTGAACAGTCTTACCCATGAAATATCCTAATATAAATGCTATAAATGCCATTATATATGTTGTTTTATCAAGACTTGAAAAAAAGTCTGGTTTTTCCAATGGATAATATGGTTGTGGTGGAGGATGAGAATAAATTGGTCCATTATAATAATGTATCGGTTCTTGTTCTTCTTGGATTATATTATCGATTGGCGTTGAAAAACTTTCATCTTTTTGTTTTTGACGTTCAATTATTTTATCATTGAAATCAACTTTTTGTGAATATTCCAAAGGAACACCTACTTCGGTTTCCATTTATATATATTTTTTTCTTTTTTTTTAAGTTTTTTACTCATCCTCTTCATCTTCATCTTCATCCTCATAGTCGTCCTCATCTTCATCTTCATCTTCATCTTCATCTTCATCTTCATCTTCATTCTCATAGTCGTCCTCATCTTCATCTTCATACTCATCTTCTTCCTCGTCATCTGTATAAACAACAAAATCCTTCAAATTACCATTTTCATCTGCATCCTCATCATCTTCTTCCTCGTCATCTTCTTCATCCTCGTCGTCTTCATCGTCATCAAATTCCGAAGTGTCTTCAATATCATCATATTCATCATCATCATAATCATCGATTACTTCTTCCTTTATCTCTAAGCGTTCTGGTTTCTTTGAAATGCGACCAGAACGTGTTTTACAATGATTAGAAGACATTTATATAAAGTATAAATTATTTTTTAAGCATCTATTTTTTCATTCAAGTATTTAGGTCTAAACCTAACGCCGTTATTTACTGCTGAATTCAATAATAAGCCTTCAAATGTGTATCCTAATTCTTGAATGAGATATGTTAAATCTTCAAGAATATCCAAGTCTCCTGATTCACTATATAATGCTAATTCTTCCAAGTAATGTAATGATTTATAGAAGAACATTTTTGATTTATTTGTATCTGTTATGTGTTGTTTTGCGAGATTAATGTTTGCTAAATAATGTGTGTATAAATCGGGTTGAACTCCTGAGTATTTATGAATTTTCTTCTGTATTGCTGTCACTGAAGAAAAGTCATCAACATCTCTCTTCACGAGTTTTAATGTGATATAAATTATGGAAATTATGAAGAGAACATATAACATATTACATTATTCTACTATTTTTTCTTTGGTGGATATAACCTATCTTGAATTTTAGATGTCAATATGTGTCCCCTTGGTGTAAATTTTTTTATTTTACAAGGACAGTGTGCTTGTATGACGCCTTTATCTATTATAAATGGAATGCATTCATCATGTTCTTGATTTGCCTTTTCACAGAATGTAGCGTTTGTTTCTAAGAAATATTTTGTTCTTTGTTTTGTTATTTTTATAATTGAAACATTTTGTTGTCCATCCATATATTTATTTATAAAGTTTTCAATGAGTTCCTTTGTTTCATCAAATATTTTTACTTCTTTTTTTGGTGGTTCTTCTTTTTGTTTCGAGGGTTGATTATCTTCAACGGAATACATTTTTTCTGTGATTTTTTCAGGTAATATATGTTTTCTTCCTGAAAAGTCTTTACAAAATCCATTTCTTCTTCCTCTGTTTGTTTCACAAGTGCAGAAACATTTTTGCATGATTAAATTTTGATTGATATAGAACCATATGTGATTTGAATTATGTTCTCTTCCCAAATTTTCACAATACCGTGAAGTTGTTGATACGAGATATGAATTTTTATGTTTAAATAGTTTTGTAATAAAAGTATCTCTTTGTCCCTCCATATTCATTCTTATGAATGTTTGAATGAGTGCATGAACTTCTGAATCCGTTATTTCATTTTTTGTTTGTGTTTTTGTAAATCCGCCCTCTTTTATGAGAGACAATTTTGATTTTGGGAGTGGTTTAATATTTGATATAATATCTGTTTGTGTTCTTACTGTTGTAAGTTTGAGTAATTCTACTGAAGGTGTTTGATCTATTTCTTGTAGCATAGACAATGGTCCATGGCAATATTTATATATTGGTAAATAAGGTGTTTGTGTAATTTTACCAGTGTTATTGCACATGGGGCACCCTCTACCAGAACATTCTTCGTGTTTCCCTTTTTTGTGAGACCAGGGCATTCTAAATCCTGCACCTTTTGTTTTCTTTTCTGGGTTTCCATATACTGCTACATCTACAATATCATTCCAATCTTTGTCTGCATACACAAGTCTTAATGTGGATACTACATGTTCTCTGAGAGATATTGCTCCTTCTTGGTCTACGACAAATCCATGCCAATTGTAATGAACTCCAGTTTTTATCATATTTTTTCCAACTACTTTTGGTTTTGCTACAGAAACAATACAATCTTTTCCCCCTAATGATTTGACTTTATCACAAATAATTTTTGATATATTTTTAATTTCATCGAGGGTGAGTGCTTCTGTATCTTTGTAGTCGATGTCAATAAAAAAGTTATAAGTTTCTGTTTTTTGTTCTACAACAAAAATATGTTCTCCCTTGTTAATGCAGTCCACACAAACTGCGTAAAAATCATCCAATCTATCAAATGGGACTGAGAGGACACCACCGTCCATGAGTACATGTGATAGAGAGTTGGCATTACAAAATCCTTGTTTGGAGCACCAATTTTTAAACATTGTTTCACTCTCGTTAATATTGTATAGTATTAATTTTTTAAGAATGTTGAACCAATGGTGACATCTTGGTATTGTTCTTCTTCTTCTTCTTCGTTTTGTTTTCTTAGGTTTCGTTTAATCACAAGAAGGTCATATACCTTATCAGTGCTATGTTCTTGAATAAATTTTTCTGCATTTTCTTCTGAATAATCATGTTTATCTATTAAAGTTTCTTTGATTTGTCTTAATACAAATGCTTTAGATGACATGACTTGACTTGACTACTTTATAGCAAACTTTTTCTTTGACAAAGAAGACACGCATGAATAAAACTTTGGATTTTTTATTACATTATCTATGATGAGATCCCATCTTTTTCTTTTATTATATTCTTCGAGAGTATCAAAACTGACGTAATCATTTTCATCATATGTTTTTTTTATTGGTAATTTCTCAATTTTCTTTTTATTCATTTTTATTTTTTCATTATTAAATTTTGATATTATTTCAATTTGTTCGTGTCTTTTATAAGGAACAAAGAACACAAATACATTATATACAAGTTCAACAAATGGACTTTCTTTGAATGTAAATTTAAAATCTGTGTATTCTCCGTTTTTTAAAGATATTATTCCTCTGGTTTCTTCTTCGAGTTCCCTTAAGGCACATCTAATTGGATTAAGTATTTCTCTTTTTCTACATCCACCGGTGACAAATATCCACTCTTTGAACCGTTTATCTCTCACCGTTAGAAATCTTGGTTTATCACCCATAAACGAGACTGGAATTGCGATTGCTTTATATTTTTTAGTTACTTTACTCATTGCGATGGCGCGAGTTACAATAAACTAATTTTTTATTATTCGGAAGTTTCTTCGGCTTCATGTTCTAATTCATCATCATCTGTTTCTTCGTTTGTTTCTTGGACATTAATTTTTTTACTGTTTTTGTTTACATGAACTGGGTATGGCATTTTAATAATTTGTGGTGGTTTATCCAACTGTGATTTCATTGAATTAATTTCTTTGAAAAGATATACTGTTGCTACAACACAAACAAAAATGACAACGAGAGTAATATTTTCACGATTAAACATTTTATAATATATACTGTAATTACTTTTTTAAGCAATTATCGCTCCAGCATTTTGTTTAAATCCTTTATTTTCACAAGGTTGTGGTTCTGCAAATTGTATCGCCTGAAAATTTGCTTGAGGGCAATCAAATTTTTGTTGTGCTGTTGGTTTTTCTATGTATCTCTCAATAACACCTGATTTAGTGTCGTATGTCAAGACAAAAACAATTCCAAGCATGAGTACGAGTTTCCAAAACAATTGCATTTATTATATGAATACATTTTTAGTAAGATTAAATACCTCTTATTAAAAATGTTGTATTTTTAAGATTTTTATATTTTTAGTTGGCGTAAAGGAGCCCGCCCATGCCATTTTCTATATGCAAAACGTTGTAGTTAACAGCGTACATGTTGTCTGTAAAGTTTTGGTCTGATGAAATAAGACGAGCACTATCGAGACGAGAGAAGTTCAAAGAACCAGTTGGTTGTGTTTTTGTAGTGTCAAGGCAGAATGGATAGACAAAGCACCCCTTATCTGTAACGCCTGATGTATCTTGAATGTGATAGAAGGACACGACTGTGCTAAAGTGTGGGTGTGCGAATTTGAAATCTGACACATCAATACCATTGACTTGGAGTTTGATTTTGTTCCCATCACTGAGAACATTGACTTCACCTGTTTCTGTTTCATTAGAAACAGGACAAGAAGCCAAAAATTTGACTGGGTGATTGAATACTAAATCTTGAACTCGATTTCCGGAACCCAATATCTTTTGAACTTGGAAACATAAAATATCGATTGGTTTGGAAGCAAAAGCAGAGCGTTCATCTGTATCTAAGAATATGTAATTTGCCATGCATTCCCATCTGTAGTTGGCTGCTTGTGGACCCCAAGTGACACGAAGTTCAACATCGTGATACTGGAGAGCCACTAAAGGCAAAGCCATTTGGAAACTTTCGCAGTGGAAGAAACGAAGTGGGTAGAAAGCGGATTCTATACCTCTACCAAAGAGAGACGCTTTATTACGGCTTGGAGCCATAGTATCTGGGGCGATACGTTCGGTAAAGTGTGCGTCTTGGGTGTCTACAACTTGACCACCCACAAGTAATTCGACCTGGGTGATCACATTTGCCCATACGGTAAGATTTTGGTGTTGGGTGCCAGTGCTGTTAACTGGTGCGAGATATACATAACTCAACAAATCACCTTTTCTTTCCATTCGAATTGTGGACATACCATTGTTCTGAACATTCCCCTGTATAACTTGTTTCTCTACAGTTTGTGAGAAGTTAGTATATCGTCGGTATGTAGATTTGAAAAATGAAACCTCTGGGTTTCCAACTAAGTGAACATCTTGGGCTCCGACTGAAATAAGTTGAGCGATTCCACCGGACATCGTATATATTTATATATAATTTTATTTTTTCTAAGAATTAGCGACCTTCTTCTAATACTTTAATTCTTTCATTGAGTTCTTGGATTGTCTTGACCAAATATGGTATGACTTGTTCATAGTTGAGGGTAGATGCTTCTTGACCCCACGATGAATAGTTGTTATTTTCTGGTTTATGTTCTGTTGGTTTTGCGTGTTGTCCCAATACTACCAAGTGTCTAAGTTCTGGAGTATCATACCACACATCTTGAGCGACAAAACCGGATTCTTTTCCTATGATTTCATCACTTCCCAACTCTTTGAGTTTATCATATGTGTATGGTTTGAGATTGATAATTGTATCTGTTGCGTTTGTAATTGTTTGTTTATTTGTTTTGACACGGTCATCTGAAGATATTGTAAATATTTCACCAGATGTGGAATTCCAAGAGAGTGCTGCGCCCCCTGTACTTGCTCCAATTGGTTTTACATAGAATCTACTTGGTCCCGACGAATTAAATGTAGTACCAGTTGCATTCAAAACAATAGAATTATTATGTTGATTTACTCTTCCTGCATACGCACCCAATGCAACTGCATTCGCTTTTTGAAAACTTTGACCGGCAAACATACCTATGGCAACAGCATCTGTACCTTGACCAGTATAACCCGAATATGTTCCCATTGCAACTGCATTCGCTTGTTGACCATATCTACCTGAAGACCAACCCACCGCAGTTGCATATGTATTTTGTCCGTCTTCTCCTGCGGCATAACCAACAGCGACGGTTCGAGAATACTGACCACTCATACCAGCACGATAACCAACAGCAGTTGCGTATATATTTTGACCACACATACCTGCTTGGCCACCCACTGCCAGAGCGTAAGAACTTTGTGTTGACACACCAGCCTCTGTACCAATGGCGACACTGTATAGTCCTTGACTAAATCTACCTGCAAACGCACCCAATCCAACTGCATTCGGTTGTTGAAAACTTTGACCGGCCTGAAAACCAATGGCAACACCATATGAACCTTGAGCAGTATAACCCGAATATGTTCCCAATGAAACTGCATTCGCTTGTTGACCATATCTACCTGAAGACCAACCCACCGCAGTTGCATATGTATTTTGTCTGTCTTCTCCTGCGGCATAACCAACAGCGACTGCACGATCATACTGACCACTGATACCAGCACGATAACCAACAGCAGTTGAGTATATATTTTGACCACACATACCTGCTTGGCCACCCACTGCCAGAGCGTAAGAACTTTGTGATGACTCACCAGCCCCTGTACCAATGGCGACACTGTATAGTCCTTGTCCAGACATACCAGATTGCCCTCCTACGGCCACAGCATATGATCCTTGTCCGCTATAACCCGCGTTATAACCAATTGCAATGGCATCGGCGTTTTGATTTACCGAAGCGGCCAAATGACCTATGGCAATACTATTAGCACTTTGATTTATGTAACCGGCGACTGAACCAATGGCAATTGAACGATCTTTTTGATTAGTTACACCAGTGAATTCACCTATAGCAATAACATTACTACCATATCCTACTCTATTATCCTTACCACCTATGTGAATAATATTTGAACCATGAGCATTGGAAGATGCGTATATTTTAATAGCATTTTCAGTCAATAT